AGGTCCTGATTTTTCTTAGAAAGATTATCTATCTTATCTTGAAGAGGTTTAATCTCAAGTTCTGCCTTAGTTAGAATTGCTTCTTCTGCCGCCTTACGATTAGCATCATTTAGTAATTGCTCTATTCCCATCTGCTCTTCTGCATATGCCGTCATGTTTCCTGTGGCAAGTGCTTGCTGGGCTCTTAGTTGAGCTTTTTGAATTTCTAATTGAGTATTTTCCGCCTCAGTTGCTTTACGAATTCCATTAATTTTATCCTGAGCAGCTTTTCTAATTTTCTCTATTTGTTTGTTAAGAGCAGCAATTGCGTCTCTGCTATCTATTTGAGCCTTTGCAGACTGGCCTCTTTGTGCCTTTTCAAGATCTTTGATCTTTCCCTTTAACCTATCGTACTCTTTATACTGTGCTCCAACAGCCCCTGTTGTTTTTACAGTACTTGTAATAATTGAAGAAAGCTTTGCTGCAGCAACTGCTGCTGTGCCGCTAAGAGTAGAAACATCTATATTAACACCTTGAACAAGCAACTGATACTTTGCCCACGCCGAAACAAGGGTGTCTGTAGAGTTTAGTGTCTTGGCCAACTCTGGGCTGGTTTTTCCAATTTCATCAATTACTCCCCTTGTAAGATGTGTTTGGTTTTTATAAGAATCATTAATCTTGTCTATTTGTTCAGTAGTTGCTTCTCCTACTGTTTTTACTGCAGATTTATTTTTTGCAGCCGCTTCTTCGCTCTTTCTAATTGTTTCAGAAATAGACCCATTAATTGCTTCAAATGAGTTTAGTATTGCTGATGCCTGACCCTTAGTGTCAGAAGCAATCATTGCCGCTTCAAATGTTTTTGTTGTTTGAATTGCTGCATCTTGAAGAGTTTGTATTCCCTGGAAAGCTTTATTTCCAATTGCAGTTCCAGCCAATGAGGCATTTTTAGATTCTGCAATTAAAGCGTATATCTTTGCCGTTGCTTCTTCTGCTGAATCTCCTGCTGCCATAAATTGAGCTTTAAGTTGAATTGCTACTTGACCAACATCTTTTCTGTCTGTTTGATCAAATAGTTTGATGTAGTCTTGCATAGTAGACTTTACTTGCTCTTTGAGTTTCTTGTATTGCTCAATAGTCATTTTAATTGGAACGTTAGCATTTGTCATGCTTTCATAAATCATTTTATTTTGAGCCTTCAATGCCTTAGCATCTTCTATTGCTCCTTTTATTTGCTTATTATAATCAGTATATTTATATCCAGCTTTTTGAGCTGCATCTGCAGTCATTCCAAATGCCGCTCTATTCACTCTTAATTCTTCTGTATGCTCTTTATGCTTTTTAATAAGGAATCCCACAGTTGCTCCAACAGCAGTCAGACCCAATCCTAGTGGGCTTGTAAGCCTTAGAAGTGAACTAAATCCTTTAAGCAGTGGTCCAAATACTCTGGCAATTCCTGAAAGACTACCAGCGGTTTTTGATGCTGCTGCAGATAAACTATTAAGTGGTCCAACAGGTTGTTTTAGCTGTGCTGGAATCTTATCCATTTGTCTTCCAAATATTCCTCTTTGACCGCCTTCTGCTCCGCCGCTCATTCCGCCAAATGAGTACATAGACCCAAGTAGGCCAGAGCCCATTGATATTGCTGTTCCTAGTCCGCCACCTATTTGAGAACCAAGCATCTGTCCGCCAATTGCAATTCCAGTTCCACCAAGCATACTTCTAACCATGCCACCACGATTATATCCTTGAACCATTCCGCCCATATTATATTTTTGTCCGTTTGGAGATGGAACCATTCCGCCCATGTTATATCTTGGAACCATTCCTCCAGCAGACATTTGTAAAGGAACACCCCTTCTTACCTGCCCTAGCTTACCTAAAATTGCTGATACTGATCCCCACATCTTTGATCCTAAATGACCTTTTTGTACGCCAAACATTCTTCCCAGGGTCATCTTGTTTGCTCTTGGGTCTGTGGTTGTTCCACTAGGAATATGGGTCATTTTTCCAGCGTCTTTATCAATTGAATAAACTGGATTATCTAGTAACTCTTGCGCTATCCCTAAATGTGTTTCGTTTTGTCCACCGCTGAACCCGCTAGAAGTTCCTAGTAGCGCTCTCATTATTCCGCCAACAAAACCTGTTCCGCCTTTTCCGTTAACTCTACGTGAACCCATTAATGAAGTTTCTTGAAAGAAATTAATTTTTGCGCCTGATGCTGGGTCTACTCTAAATAATTGAGCAGCGTGTCTCTTTAACAGATTTTCTTGCATAAATTCTAGTTCTTGTTTAGATAAAACACGATTTCCATATGAAGCCAGTCTTTGAGACAATGCCTTTTCGTAATTATTTAAATGAAAACGTAATTTATTTTTATCATATCCAAGTTCTTGACCTGCTTGATAAAGCAATGAGACTGGTGGTAACCCTGAAGATCTTAATCCTCTATAGTCTGATGCAATGTTTCTTCCACTTAATACCATAGGAGCATTTCCACCAACACTCCTTCCCTCTAAGCCCTGGTTTAACGCTGTAGATTGCCAAAGCATTTGAGCAGATAAATGCTCTGGTCCACCTTTGTTCAAGGCTTCGAGTAGGGGTAATGTTTGTGGTGTTACAGATGATGCACGAACAACGTACTCTCCTGGAGTAAGCATTGCTGGAACAACATCTGTTCCAGAAGGTTGAGCTTGTGCAAGCTGCCTCTCTGCTAGTAGTCTATTTACTTGTCTTGACATAGAAGGTCTATATCTATCGCTTCCGCTGTTTAGATATACTGGGCCACCCATAGAAAACTTTTTAGGAATTGTTGTTTCAATATTATACCCAGCGCCAGATGTTCTTACACCAAGTACGCCAGCAATTCTATTAATAAAATCTCTTGTCCTACCCTTTTTAAATAATTCTCTCATATTAGACTTACCAGCGGCATCTACTACTGGCTGATTTAAAGTAGGTACCATTGTAGGATTAATTGTTCTGCCCATTGATGCTGCTGATGCAGAAACAGAAGAAGCAATCATTTGCTCAGTTTGTAAATTAAGAGCAACAATCTTTGCTCTAGCAGCTTCAACCGTTAATTTGCCTGCACGAAGTTCTGCTACAATCATTGCGGACTCTCTTGCTGCGTTATCTGTAAGCTTTGAAACAACTGGCAAAATGTCATCGAACTGCATCATAAACTCTTTGCTTACGGTTCCAGTTGCAGCAATTGTTTTCTTTAATGTTTCAATTTCTGCTTTTGATTGCATACCTAATGTTGCCATCATTGCATGCCATCGGGCTGCTTCTCCAGAAACAATACCTGTCGAAACTCCCTTTACTGTTGTTAATCCAGGAACATTTGGCAAAGGCTCGTTCATATAAATTTGTGGATTTTGACCTATTGCTGCGTTTACTGGAATTGCTCCTGGAACCATTCCAAACATTGTCTGTGATGCTGGATCTCTTCCAACTCTTGAAACCATATGAGAACTTGCTCTTGTTCCGTAATCTCCAGCTAGTGGGTGATCTTTGTTAACAACTCTTTGTCCGCCTGCAGCCATTACTAAATTGCCTGCCATTGTGCTAACTGCTGGATTTACTGCCATTGCTCCTGATTTTGCTTTTGCCTCTAGCATTGCAAATTCATCGAGTAGGTTTCTTAAAGCTTGCTGTAGTACTGCCGCCGCTTTAGCGTCGCTGTAGAAAGACTGTTCAACTAATTTACCAGCTTTTTCTGCTGCTAGCATTTCTGGAGTTAGATATTTCCATCCTTCTCCACCTTTAAAGAATGCCTTCATGTGTGAAGCACCCTTTAGTAAATATCCAAAGAAGTTTGCCAACACGCCCGTAAGCATAATTACTGGTCCAATAATTGCAGTAAATCCGCCTAACAAAGCAAGTATCTGTTTAACTGGTTTAGGTAGATTGTTTGCAAACTGAACAACTTTATCTATAACCTGAATTAATACTGTATTTATTGTTAAAAATTGTTCTCCTACTTCGGCCAGCGAAGCCTTAAGGCTTTCTAATGCTCTTCTATACTTACCAGAAGCGGATTCTGTTACTGCTGACAACTCTCGATCAGCAACTTGAGCCAGTTCAGAAGATGAGGCCTTCATTAAATCTAGTACTTGTAGTGTCTGGCTACCTTGTCTTCCCAAGTTTTCAAATAATGCGTTAAGTCTTGAGAATTGAAACTTACCAAATAATTGTTCAATTGCTTGTTGTTTTTGAAGCGGATTTAAATTATCCAAAGCTCCCTGTAGTGCCATCAAGGTTCCAGTCAAATTGCCAGCATTATTGTTTACAATCCCAAGAAGATCAATTCCTAAAGTTTGAAATTTACCTACCGCAACATCTGTTGGGTTAATCAAAGAAGCAAGTGCTGACTTTAGTGCATTAGCACCTTCTGATGCGTTAATTCCACCTTCACGCATCGCTGTTAAGTAAAGAGCTAAATCTTGTACGCTTCCGCCCAATCCTTGAATAACTGGACCAGCTTTTGGAATTGCTTCTACTAAATCGTTTAGAGTTGTTGATGTTTGGTTTTCAACTGCGTTTAAGAAGTTAATTGATTCTGAAAGCTCATCTGTATTTTGTTTAAACGCTGACTGAATAGCTAGTGTTGCTTTCATAGCCTCTTGACGATCTACTTCACCAAGTACCGCTAATCTGGTAGTTTCTTGAATTGAACCTAGTAACTCATTACCAGTCTTTCCAGTTGCTGCAATATCCGCTGCTAATCCAATTGTTTCTTTAAAGCTAACACCCATTGCTGCAGATATTTGTTTTGCAGTGTCTGTAACTTCTCTGCGAACTCTTCCTAATTCTTGAGCAGAGGTTCCAGCAACATCTCCATAAACCTTAGTTAAACGAACTAATTCTTGATCTGCTTCTCTAAATGCTTTAGCAGCTGATGCTCCAAAAGCCATGAGTGGGACCGTTAATCCGACTGTTAACTGACGGCCTGCCCACTGAGTATTTTTACCCCAGTTAATAAGTTGTCCAGCACCATCTTGAAGAACTTTATTCATTATCTGAAGTTCTTGTCTTGCTAGCGCTGCTTTATTTTTTACCTCATCCAGACCTCTTGGAACATGCACATTAAACTGCATAAGTCCTTGTGCATTTCTGCCTAGCGGTTGTAATACTGAGTTCTGTAGAGCTACCTGTTGTTTTGCTAAATCTCTTATAAGTCCGCCAGAAGTTCTAGCATGATCCCTAAAAGTATTAAAATATTGATTTAGCTTTAATTTTCCGCCATCTAAATTCTTTCCAAACTTTTCTACATCTGATTGTAGACTTACAAAGTGTGTTGAGAACTGTCCAGTACTTCTAAGGGTATCTGAAAATGATCTATTCATGACGGCAATTTGATTTGCCATCATCTTATTTGAGTTAGCTAATTGTTCCTGTAATTTAGATAGGCTAGCCGTAACCTTATGCACATCGGCAATAAGGGCTGAAAAGTCAGCATTAGCGACTATCTTGGTACTGATTGTTTCGTCAGCCATTTATATTAAACTACTCCCTGGAGTATCCTAATCCCGCTCCAATTCCAAATCCAGCTTGCGCTGCGAAATTTCCTTGTAGCGAAACAACATCGTTGCTAGTGGCATTTATACCTGCTGCTCTCAAACGAATGTCTTCGAAACTAGGGCCTCCTTTTTTATCATCTTCGTACTCACCTATTTCCACTCCCTTTAAGGATGCAAAGAACTTTTTGTCTTCATGATCCTTTTTCTTTAAAGCTTTTAGAGTATTAATAAGTTCTGGCATTGATAAATTTTCTTCAAGTTCATCGTAATTTTTCCAATGTCCTAAAAGAAAAACTTCTCCTTCTAAAGCGGCTAAATCTAGTTCTGACCAGCCAGAACCGCTGCCGCTAGTAGGTTTGGGTCGTCAAGTTTGATTCCTCCGCAAACTTCTAGAATGCGGTTCATTGTTGGAACATCAATAGCATCTTCAAATGCTTCTCTGTCTGCTACCAACTCTGGTAGTTGTTTTTCTAGTGCAATTGCACATGCATCAATAAGGATATTAAGTGTATCATCCTCTGTTTGTGATTCTGCTGTCTTTTTGATAGCTACCATGAACTTACGAAGTTCTTTAATTGATAGTGGTTTTAGCTTTACGGTCTGCCCGTTTTGTAGCTGTACCTCTTCTACATCATATACTGTTGTTGCCAATTTAATCCTCCTTGGATCTAGTCCTAATCATTATACTAAAAGAAATATACTAATACAACCACAAAGGCCCCCAATTTCTTGGGGGCCCTGTAGATAATTATTTAATTATTATACAACCAATACACGGTCAACGATCTTACCGTATTCTTGTCCTTCGTAGCCGCTCATAGCGGTTGGGAGTAGACGGAATGTTACTGGGAATGTAGTTGGGGCTGATCTTGCCAATGTGAAAGCTGATTGCTGCACTGACAAAACACGACGTGCATAATATACACGCTCTACCTGAGCACCTGCTGTAGTTGGTGCTTGACCAACTGCAATAAGCTGACGCTCTGTTGGTGCAATACCAAGAGCTCCTGCTGCAATACCAAGGGTATCTCTCTTTGATGTACCAGTTCCTGTAGAAATAATTGTGTTATTCTGAGAAATTGCGCTATTGTTAGCTGGATCATCTGGCTGACCAAAAATAACTAGAACGTTCTCTAGTGTACCTTCTGTCATTTCAGTTGCGATCATAACCTCCATCGCTGACTTGAACAGCTTAGCTGTATCAAGAAGCTGATCCACTGTTACTGAATCATATGTTGGGTTGTAAGTGATCTGCAAACCGTTGTTTGTAAAACCTACGTTTCTGTAGTAGAATGTTCCAGAATCTTTTGCGTTAAGAGTATCTGTATAAGATACGCCTGTAGCAAATGCTGAAGCATTTGTTGTTCCTGGCTCGGAATTCTCATATGTTGCGTATCCTGAAGTTGTTGAGTCAATGTTTGAAATGAACAACGGGGATGCACCTACGAGAATATTTTTAGCATTACCTGCGTTTTGTGCCATGTGTTTCTTACCTCCTATATTTCAATATATATATATTTTCTTAAAATCTTAAATTAAAGCTGGCTAGGCTTCTTTCCTCTTAGGATAAGTTTATTCCATAATGGGTAAAAAGGCAAACCTTAAAGGAACCTGCCCTGACCGTCTGTAATTCTCGAATACTTGATTTCTAGTATGACTTCGGCTGCAAAGAATCCCTGTAGCTCCTCTGAGGGGGCTGTTGGAGATATGTCGGCTATATAAACTGCGTGGAACTTAAACTTATCTGATAGCCCAGTCCATTTATTGATGCTTCTAGCAGACTCATCAACACGCCTGAACTCATCTGTCATGTAGTTTCTAATTTCATTAATTTCGGATATATCCGTTGAGTATATTGTAAAAAGTATCTGTTCACAACAAATTAGCCAGTTGTCCTCATAAGACATTCCTATCTTGTCGTAGACTATGTGCTTTTTCCCGCTCAAAAATTGATTCATTTCTGCTGATTGCTGAACTGGAATAATTGGAATAATATTTTCATTTAAATTATCTGACCAGTAGTCATCCTCATCAAATATGTTTCTAGTATACAGCTCTTTCCAGAGGTACTTTCTTAACTCTATCATTGCATCTAGTTTATAGTTTGCTGTCACATTACACCGCCAAATGACGCTGTAAGGGCAGCATCTGCCTGAGACCTAATAGCATTTGCAGAAAAAGAATACTGAACTTTTTTAATATTAGAAGGAACTCTTAGTGCTTTAGTCATGCTTGAATTAAATATTTTTTGGAATCCAGATCTCTTAATAGATTCATTTACTAATCTTCCGCTAAAAAATCTTGAGTGAGCTAGCGTGAATTGATTACGTGCACCAGATCCACCAGGTCTTTTTACTGTAACTGGCATACCCTTTGGCATAAATACTGTTTCTCCATCAGCTTCAAAAACTAATCTTTCAGAATTTTTTGGTCTAATTACTAAAGGCTTACCTGCTTCCATAATTGAAGCCTTGTTTGCGAATACGTGTCTTCTTTTTCCGTTTGCTGAAGGAACCATAGATGTTGAAGGAAGCAGATCATAGTCTATTCTAAAAGACAATCCTTCTGCAGACAACTTGTTAAGCTTAAAAAGTCTTGCTGTTTTATTACCAGTCTTTTTCCACTCATAAACATGGTGTAAGGACTTAGGCCTAGATCTAGCTAATGCGTCTATATAATTTCCAAAATCTAAATTTATCTGATCAAACATTACTTTAGTAAATGCATTTTGAAATTGTTTGTTTGTTGTTAATTTAGATATTACTGCTGCCTCATAATATACAAAAGCTGATATCTGAGCTACTGTACTGTCTTTAAGAGGTCCGCTTTGGTTTGAATACATCATTCTCTCTAGTCCGCTTGATACCTGAACCAGTAATCCGCTATTGTCCAATTTGTTGGTTCTCCGATCTCTTCATTGAAGAATTGTATCCTATGACTCTGCCAAAGGGGTCTGTGATTGGAGTTGTTCCTATAACTTCAAATACCGTAGGGGTTTCACTTGGAAAGTTAATCTCTGTCCAAATTGGGTTACCTTCTCGATCACGAATGTTTGTAACTTTTTCTCTTGCTATAAGCCTCTCAGATGTTCTAACTTGAATAACCTGATCATTAAGGTACTTATTGCTAAACACCTGTTTGTCGCTTGATCTGGTTGTTGCAGAATTACTAATTACGCCCTTGGCGTGACAATTAACTGTTTTATAATAATTCCATTCTCTTTTAATAGCTCCCGTATCTGGGTCTTGCATATCTGACTGACGATAAACGTCTAAGTACATGGAAAGAACTGACTCTATTAACTCATTCATTACAACAACATGACCTGAGAAATTACGTAATTAGATAGCAATTGATCTGCATATAAATTACCAGTTCCAGAGGTTGCCTCTCCAGAGTATTCAAAATCCCAGTCAAATGTTGAAATCTTTTTAATATACTTATTCTTCCAGGCTAAATCCTTTGAAAAATAATCTTTCATTAATTCTATACATGCTAACTCTACTTCGTCTGGAACCTCTTGGTATCCAAATCTTGCATATACCTGATACCTGTCACCTTGTTTAAAAAAGTCTACAGAGTCATGAATGCTAGGAGGAATCATGCCATTGGCAGTATATACTGTATTGTCTAAAGCAGACGTTCTATCTATCCTTAACCCAAAGCCGTTCTCAGTAATGTTTACCGATCTTCCCCAGTTATTAACTTTAGGGGTAGCTAAAGAATCTAACAGAAGGTAGTCGTTAGCATACATTCTGTGTACTTGAATTAATTTAGAATTAAATATTAAAGTGTCTGAATCGCTTCCATACACTAAGTGCGTCTGGTCATAGGGATAAAAATTTTGACCAGTATAGTTTTCAATTACTTTACGAGCATATCTTTCAGCTAAGACTAATTCTGAATACGATTTATAATTAGGGTCTGATCTGTCTCCGCCAAATTTTAGCTCCTCACGAGTTTGCTCTAAATCAGTATAAGACTTTACGACATAGAGATTATGCTCTCTTGTCTGAGCTATACCCACTACGTTATATGTCCAACGTAATTTTAATGTTCTAGTTCTTGAAACTACATTCTGAGGAAGAAATACCTGATATACACCAACATCTGTTTCGACTTTTTCTGCTGTCAATGTTGCCTGAATTGTGGTAGGAGATACTGGATTAATTGGATCGTTTGTTATGTCATAAACTAATACTGTTGGTAGGTTATCAGAGTCTTGCTCTTCACCCCTCCAATAAACTTTATGCTTTACTCCTGCTGTAGACCCTACGTAAATCTCCATAGTGTAGGCTTAGTTAGTTGTAATACTCCTGGACTTCCTTTGGAGTTGCTAATCTAAAGCCGTCCTCCTTATCAAAAATTTCTTGAGCGTATTCCTTGCTCATTGCAATAAATGGGTGCTCTTTTGTGAACGTGAATCCCATAATATCATACCTAAAGTTATCTCTAGTCATTCTTACTAATACTGTGTTTTCTGGCTGATCCGCCTTTGGATCAAACTTAGGTAGTACCTCTGTTGCCATGTCTTCAGAATCCTCTTCCATCTTTTCAATGGTCTTGTTGTATACAGACCAAGTTACGCCTTCTTCTGCGAGGGCTGCAATAATATCGGCTTTGTTCTTTAGGCCTTCTGTCTCAACTGCAAAATCTTCTGCGATCTGCTTTAGTTCTGATACTTTTAATGTCTCAAATGACATGTAAATCTCCTATTTCTACTTATAGCAATTATAGCATTATTAAATTAAAATGAAAAGCCCCCCAAAAATTAATTTAGGGGGCATTTCGGGGATCTAAATCCTAATAATTAGGAAGCGACCTTAACGTTCTTGACTACGACCCAAGCGTCTGCTTGCTCGATTTGGCATCCTACACGAGTATACATTGTGTACTCGATAGAGTCCTTACGTGGCCAGAAGAATCGATATACGGTTACGTCACGCTTGATACCAATAACTACGTTATTTGGGAATGTCAAGTGGATATCTCCGTGTGATCCTGTTGGATTTGAATAGTCACCAGTTTGAGTTTCTGGAAGTAGTGGTACTTCAACAATCGGAATACCGAATGCGAATGGTGCCACAAATCCTGCTGCTCCACCTAGTGCTGATACGCCTTGTCCACGGATAACGCTTGATGCGATATCTTCTGGATTAGCTGTTCCTGCAGTGATGCTGTTCTTGTACAAGAAATCTTGAATCAAGTTTGATCCTGCTAGGAAGCGAAGGTCTCCACGACGTTGCTTGTACTTACGTGGCATTGCCTTAAGAGCCTTATTAAATGCTTCACGACTAATTTCTGCACCGTTGTTATCAACAACACGTCCATTAGCCTTTGACTTTGCAACTACACCCTGGAATGCTGAAAGCAGTCCTGAGCCAGATCCTGTACCGTTAAGGATTACATCCTCAATATCGTTACCTGCCTGTGTTGCCATCAAACGTGCAATGTGATCTTCAAGATCTGCACCTTCGATATTATCTTCTAGAGATTCTGTTGAAAGCTCCCAATCCATGCGGAGTTTCTTTGTTGTTAGAGAGATCTTTGAGAAAGTTACAGCTGCGTTTGCACCTGTTTGGTCTCCTTCAGCTGCGACAGTCATAAGTCTTTCGCCAACTGACATACGATCAATCTCAGTGGTATCTGCTCTCATTCGGACAGTACGTGCAACTTTACCAATTACGGTAGCGTCGAACATGTAGTCTAGGAAGCGAGCTGATTGTTCTGCATTAAGCAATCCACCGTTTCCGTTTTCGGAAGCACGGTGTACTCCAGATCCACCTGTAGCGGATGTAAAAGTACCTGTAGCAGTTGTACCTGCTGCGATTGCTTTTTCTAATGTTTCATTACTCATTTTATATTTCACCTACCTTATTTTTAGTTAAAAATTTCGTTCACGGAACCGAGGAAAGAACCGTTCCACTTTGATTTTTTGATTATTACTTCCTGAGACCCGCCAAGGTCTGAGGACTTCTTAATTGCAGTCTCTGATTCTACTGCATCGACACGCTTTTCTACACCATCAATCGTGTTCTTGATGTTTTCTACAGCCTTTGAAAGGGCTGAGTGTTGTTCTGCCAACTCTGAAATTCGACCATCTACGCTCTTGCTAAATGTTTCAACTGTATCTTTAATAGCTGAAACTTGTGCTGCATTTGCTTCTGAAGCCTTATTCAATGTCTCTGAGAAAAATCCCTTAAGATCGCCAAGCATCTTTGCAAAATCAGGTTCATCAACCATAACTTCTGATACGTCGGCTGCTTTTTCTAGAGTTTCGGCAGAAGCGTCTGCTACTGCTTCTGCAGGAGCTTCTTCAACAGCTGGTGCTTCCTCTGCGGGAGCAACTACTGCTGTGTCTTCTACGGCTGCTTCTGGTGCTACTGCATCTTCTGCAACTACGTTTTCTGTATTTTCTGACACTTCTTTACCTCCTTCTATGTCTGCCTGTTTTGCAATTTGTGTTTCAGGCATCGACAATCTTGACTTTTTATGTAAATCAAGAATCTTATCTATTTCTTTTGCTTTGTTAACATCGTTTGATTCTACCCAACCGATCAATGTTGCAGGCTTACCTGTAACTGGTGAATCATATGATGACTCTGTTGATACAAACACTGAATCAGTGTCTGCACAATAAAAAATATTTTCTGCTACAACTTCTGTTGCCATTCCTTTAAATACTAGCTGACCATTCATTTTCTGAACAGACAAGATGTTGCATAGCTCGTTTGCTGGTGAGTCAACTACTGACAACTCCATCAATGAGTATTCTTTAATAAATCTAACTGGCTTACCAGTCGACTTGTTAACTTCGTTTTCTGAATCCGTAATCTTTCCGCCGATTGAGAATCCTGCTAGAGTTCCGTCAAGAATCTTTTCCCAAGTATCCTGTGCACCCTTTGAGATATATGCGTCAACATACACTCCATTATAAAATTCTTTTGTTGCTGGATCGTAAAATGTTTCTGGCTTAAATGAAACCATTTTGCCAACTGCATTTGATCCATGCATCTCACGAATATTTCCACGGAAGCTTTCAAATGCCTTTAGGCTTGCTTCTGCAGTAACAACGTCACCAGTCTGATCAAGATTGTCTAACGTTGCAAATCCTGAGACTGTTCTTTTTTCACGGTTAACTTTGGTAAATGGCACGGACAACGTAATGTTGTCGCCATGCGAAGACCAAAGAGATTTCTCAATATTCATATGCTTAATTTTATAACGTTATTGTATATAAGGCAAATAATGGTTGAGTAGGGTCAGTCGACTTGTCTTCCGTCTCCCTGAGCATTTCGGCCTTCTCCAGAAATATCGGGGGAATTTGCCGACCTTTCGGAATCTCTATTTCTAGTTTTTCCTGCTTGTGCTCTTACCTCTGCCTGCTGCTGCGGCTTTAATTGCACTACTTGATCCCCACCATCAATAGGAACCATGCCCATTCTAATTCTAACTTCATTAGGGGTAATTACCTGCATCCTCAAATATCTCTCATCAATTTTAGACTGAGTATCTTCGTCTGTCAAAGTAAGCTCATTAAATTTAAGAAGCAGGGCATCCGTCATTTCTTCAACAATTTTATTTAATTTCTTTTCTAAATTCATTTGAGCTGGACGACAAACCTGCTCTCTAAATGTCTTGTCGGCATCTCTTGCTACCGCCAAATTAACTCCTTCTGGAGTTCCAATTTTATTAATTGGTACACGGTGAGACAATAGAATTTCATCTCTATTAGATTTACGATACACGTTAAATGAAGACTCTTGAGTTCCTGCCTCAATTGGCTCCATCTTAAATTCAACCTTTGAGTCTGGTGAATCTGGTGGAAGTGGAATATATAGAGACCTGTGATTCTTGCCCCTTAGTCCAACCTGGAAAAATTCAAGCAG